TTATCCCGGAAGCTGTTGGTGCGCTGCAGTATGGCAACCTGACCAGCCATCCATAGGGTGCGGCGCAAGCGGGCATTCCCGTATTTTGACAGCTTGGTTTGGCCCCGGAATGTGCCCGACTGAATGGTTGCCAAGTCCCTTTCGGCAGATTGCTTCGCAATCGCCTGCCGGGCAGTGCATGCCGCAGAACTTCAAGAACTGCCGATGATGTCCAAAACGGCGCAAGTCGCCAGCTTCTGCGAGGATGGTCAGAGCGTTGATCGGGCCGATCCCAGGTATTGATGTCAGCAACTGATAGTCAGGTAGATCCTTGAGAAGCGCGACGGCGCGATCTTCAATTTGATTACGTTGCGCAATGAGACTGCGGCCTTCTCCAAGGACCAGGCAGAACATTCTGATCGCATCAGAATCTGGGGCAACCGGCAATCCCACTGAAGACTTAGATGTCTCGTAAATATCTGCAAGCAAACGCTCTTTCGCGACCTTGCGCCCAATGACGTCCCAAGCATCAGCGGTGAAAGCGGCTTTGCCCATCGCTGTGATCAAATGTGGTGATGGATAACGCTCAAGGAATGCAAAGAACCAATCACTGCGTGAGCTGCGGTAAAACCGATCCGCTTCAGGGAAGTACAGCGGCAGATAATGGGTCAACACCCGGTGCCAAAGCTCAGTCTTCGACTTGGAGACGATATCGTGGGTTTTGGACAGCTCTTGAATGTCATTCGTGCCGCATACCAGAGGGTCGTGGTAATATTGCTCGTTTCCGATCTCCATCATATGCAGGATCACTTGCGCGTCCTTTGGGTCATTCTTATCCCAGCTGTTATTGAGGGCTTCGCGCGTCCGCGCCAAAGCCACTGAGGACACCAGCTTTATCTCAAAGCCAGCAGTTGCCAGATAGTACGCCAAGGCACGGTGATAATTGCCTGTCGCCTCAAAGGCCACACGAACTGGGCGTCCGTATTCCTTAAGTGCGGTGGCGAGGCGGTTGAAGTCGGCGAGTTCGTTCAAAACTGTTAACCGACATCGCCGTTTCTTATCTGGAATAGCGATCAAAACTTCATGCCGGGCCTTGGCGATGTCGATAGCCACCAAAACAGGGGCATCTTGTGCAACAATAATCTTTGTCATAGTTGGTCTCCTTTGCGGTGTGGTTTGTGCAAAACCACTGTAGGGACCCGAGACCCGGCTATGACCACCTGCTGCGCTATTTGGCGGCTGCGCAGGTGGTCATAGCCTCTCAATCAGCGTCATTTTGAAGGTGTTACGGCCCAGAATACGTCAGCGGGAAGCTCATGGAATGGGCTGAGAAACGCAATGTGCGGCTCGAATATATCCAGCCCGGTAAGCCCCAACAGAATGCCTATATCGAGCGCTAAAACCGCACCGTTCGTGGCGAATGGCTGGGGCAATACATCTTCGAAACCATCGAGGAGGCACAAGACCAAGCAACACAATGGCTCTGGACTTACAATAACGAGCGACCCAACATGGGCATAGGCGGGATGACACCCGCCATGAAACTGAAAACGGCTGAGTGAATTCTACGGCTGGACCCCATTAAAAATGGGGGGATTACCCCTTCGGCAGCTGGTTGCTGACGGTACAACTACTGGCTGGGAGGTGGACGAATGCCATGTACAAGGCGGTCACGAGACACTTTACCTCGACGACCGCGCCAAAGCGCTCGCTTCTGTGGCAAAAGAGTTGCGAGAGCTTTCGGTCGCAATTGCAGCGACGCTGGACGCGAAAAAGGCCGACGTCGCTGCCATATAGCTCGTTTCAGAATGACCTTTGGCGGCGCATCCTTGAGTTCGATGACCTTGCTTTGCGTGAGCTTTGTAGGTTGCCAGTGACAAATTTATCAACAGTTCTGCAAACACGCCCTTGGGCTTGCTCCAGTGAAATGCCACCATCAAATTTAGGCGCATTGGAAATTGATTACGATGTGATACTTAAAAAATCGTTTATCAGAAATTTTAGCGATATCATCCAAACCGAGAACCAAACTCAGGTTGGCACGCGGCTATGCTCCGGGAGCCTGGTTTTGCCTAAATCCAAGAGCGCGGCAATTTAGTAAAATCTTTGCGAGATTTCATTATAGCTGAGACACCCGCTGCAAAACGAAACCGGAATGCCGGAGACCTGCCAGCACCCGAAGAGTAGCTGCGCTCAATTTCGAGCGCTGCATCTTGGATCCCGGTCTCAGCCGCAGCTCAGTAGACATACAACTTTGGCCTTGCAGGCACGAAATACTATTCCGCACCACAGCCTTAACTGGATCAACTTGGCCATATCCGATTTTTTAGGAATTTTTCCACGGCTGGTGTGAATCTTCTGTACAAACGTTTTCTCTGTCAAAGGGTGTGGCTTTACCCCCAAATGTTTAGCCGCCCCTATCCTCAGTGCCTACCTATGCCCAACAAACCCTCTCTTAGAAGATATCCGTATTTTGGCCCCTTAGACGCCGAAGTCAGACAGATTGTGTCTGATCCAATATCGCGCCCCCTCATGACCAAGATTGGTTTTATCGGCGTACAACCGTTAAGAGATCCACAATCCAACCGGCTCCAATTACAGACCAAACAGAAAAGCGGAATGGGTATCGTTCCAGGTTTCATCCCAGTCGACCAAATACAAAGAGACACGCAAGTCTCAAGATATTGATTTAATTGGTGACCCCGGCAGGAGGCAAACAGCCCCTGTGAAATCAATATCGTAGATTGTCCAACCGGGCCAATCCCCCCCATTGATATCATTGCGGAAAACCCCGCGTTGTCCAACCGGCAACGGATCAACCCGCAAAAAGAAAACGCCGCGTCCACTGGCATGGATCACGGCGTTACTATCAATGAGAGCTTGGAAGTATCTCGCGGCAACAATAGCCTAAAACATCGCTTTGAGGCAATGCTGAATTGGGGCGATCCCGATCACATGCGGGCTATGCGGGTTGCGGGTCACGCCCTTACCCTCGGCACGTCTGACGCATGGCTGAGCGCATCTGCGGTATGGGCGGCGCGTCTGAGCGTCCCTGAGCGCGTGGCACTGGCCTATGCAGCATTGAAGGCGCTGGACGAGGACGAAGCGTATCTCACCGCATCAGCGGCGATCTTCGGTACCCTTCACGGGGAGGCCGTGCAATGAGCTATCATTCCCGCCAACCGTTCCAGAAGGCCGCATCAGGGGCTGAGATTGAACGGCTTTTGCACCACTTGCCGACCGTTGCCCGATTGGCTGAGGAAACTTGGGCCAAGGGTTTCGCGCTGTCTGTTTTAAAGCAGTCACGCCGCCGGGGCTGGACCCCTTCCGCCAAGCAACTGCCCCTCATGCGCGGGCTGGTGAATGACCTGTTCACCTGTGCCAGCGATGACGAAGGAGATTTTAACCCGATCGAAAGCTAACCGCCCGTTGCGCTGCCGTTGAGCGGCCGCGGCGTAACGGGTGAAGCATCGGCCCGCGTTCAAGGTGAGCATACCCATATGGGGCAGATCACAGAGCGCGGGTCACGCTCTAGCTTTTGACCGTCGAGCGAAATCGGCGGGGATATGATCCGGGAACTTTTAACCCACTCCGTCTGGAACCGGTGCCTACTAGGCCAGACAGAAGCGCGACTTATAACCCACCGCCTAGAGCGGGGACCGCACCGGAGCAAAGCTGCGAAGGGCGGGGCTGGAGAAAACCCAGCGGGCAGCGGCTGGCCCCCGATACCGGGCATCGCGTGGATACGGATCAGGCGGGTAGGACTGTCAACCGAGCAAGGGATTAATCCTTGTGTAGCGGGGGCAGAAGCGGGTGGGGGAGTGTGCTCAATTATAATAAGTCAGCATTGCTTACCTATCTATATAGCGTTATACTATTACAAAACTGACAGAGGCATGATGTTGACGATCCAGCGCACACCGATAGCAACCGGCGATCCAGTAACCCCCGAGGAGCTGGCCGATCATCTGCGCATTGAGGCGATCGAGGTGGCAGGCGCTATGCGGTACGCACGGGCGGCGGCTGATGAGATCGAGCAATACACCAACCTTGCGCTGCTAGATCAGACGATCACGGCGGTAGCCGATCCCCTCACAGCTAAGGTGCATTCATTGCCCATTGGACCGGTGCAGGCAGGCGCAACTATCACGGTTGATCTGCAAGAGCATGATGGCAGCTACACCCCTGTCACTGATGGCTGGTATCTGGTGGCAGGGCTTCACGCTGCGGTTCACTTCGACAACATCCCCGGCGGGCATCTGCGCATAACCTACACGGCAGGCTATGGGGCTGACGCTGCGGCGATCCCGGATGATCTGAGCTTAGCGATCTGTGACCAAGCTCTGCGGCTCTATGATCGGCGCGGCGATGTGGACAATACACCGGGCCTTGCACCATCTACTGCCCGCATCTGCGCGCGCTACAGGCGGGTTGCGGTATGAGCTGCACCCCCTGCCCGCAAAAGGCGCTGAGAGGCCGTGAGAGGGGCGCATACGGCGCTAAGGTACCAATGCCGGGGCTTTCTCCGTTTACTGGCACCGGTGTGTGTACTCTTGCGTTCTCTCTCCCGAAAAAATCCGGGGTAGGGCTATGACGGTGCGGGCGACTAAATCCGCGTCGGCGGCGCTGCGGTTCCTTCCCAAGCTGGTAGTTCCCGAGGGTAGACTAGCGGGCAAGCGGCTGCGGCTGGCCAAGTATCAAAAGCAATTCATCCGGGGCGCATTCGCTAAGGGCGTCAACGTGGCCTGTCTGTCAATCGGACGCGGTAATGCGAAAACCGCCATTTCAGCGGGCATCGCTCTGGGGCATCTGATGGGCGAGATTGAGTGCCAACCCCGGCGCGAAATCATCTTCGCAGCCCGTAACCGAGATCAGGCGCGCACGGCGTTTGGGTTCCTTGTCGGATTCATCGAGGGACTGCCCGAGGAGGAGCAAGAGCAATTCACGATCCGGCGCGGTTCTAAGCTGGAGGTTGAGACTTCCGAAAACGGCGGCGGGCTTGCGCGTGTTGTCGCAGCGGATGGCAAAAGCATTCTGGGCGGCGCGCCTACGCTGGCGATCTTGGATGAGCGGGCGGCTTGGGAAAGCGGCAAAGGTGACGACCTAGAGAACGCGATCCTGTCAGGGCTTGGGAAAAGAGATGGCCGTGCTTTGATTATCAGTACGAGCGCGCCTGACGACGCCAACACGTTTAGCAGGTGGTTAGATGAGCCACCCCCCGGCACCTACGTTCAAGAGCATCGGCCAAGCCCCGGCTTGCCGCCTGACGATCTGGCGAGCTTGCTGGTGGCCAACCCCGGCGCAAAGGAGGGCATCGGCCCAACCCCGGATTGGCTGGTAGCTCAGGCGCGGCGGGCGATTGCGCGCGGCGGTTCGGCCCTATCCAGTTTCCGCAACCTCAACCGGAATGAGCGCGTGGCGTCGGATGATCGTTCGGTGCTGCTGACTTTTGACGAATGGGTAGCCTGTGAGGTTTCCCCCGACGCGCTGCCCGACCGTGACGGGCCGGTAGTTCTGGGCATTGATCTGGGCGGCAGTCGCAGCATGAGCGCAGCGGCGCTGTATTGGCCGGAAACGGGGCGTCTAGAGTGCGTCGGCGCTTTCCCTAGCAATCCTAACCTTGCCGATCGTGGGCAGGCCGATGGCGTGAGCGGGCGTTACACCGAAATGCACGAGCGCGGCGAGCTTGTGACAATGGGCGACACAACCGTACCAGTGGCGCGGTTCATGGCCGATGTGGTGGAAAAGCTGGACGGGCAAACCCCGGCGGCGATCTGCGGCGATCGGTTCCGCCATGCTGAGTTTCTGGAGGCGCTGCGGGACGCTGGCCTAGATCGGGTTCCGTTCATCTGGCGGGGCTTTGGTTGGCGAGATGGATCTGAGGATTGCGAGAGGCTGCGGCGCGCGGTGTTCGAGGGGCAGGTTCGGGCCAAGCCTTCACTGCTGCTGCGATCGGCGTTCTCTGATGCAATCACGCTGGTTGATCCGGCAGGCAATCACAAATTGGCGGCGGGACGCTCTACCGGGCGAATTGATCCGGTAGCGGCAACAGTTCTGGCAGTAGCACAAGGCCAGCGCATGAAGCGCGCCCCCGCAAAAGGTAAAGGGCGCATGGGATGGGCATGAGTGCAAGCAAGCTGGACCGGCGCATTGTCGTTCTACGCGCTGAAATGATTGACGACGGATACGGCAACGTAACAGGCGAGTTCGTCCCCCTTGGCACCTTCTGGGCGCATCGAGCTGACGTAAGCGATAGCGAAAAGTTGGCAGCGGCTCAGGTGCAATCAACCGTGACAACCCGTTTCACCGTCCGATCGACCGAGGCCACCCGCGCGATAACTCCCGCTGACCGCATCCAGCACGCAGGCCAAGACTTCAACATCACGGGACGCAAAGAGAGCAAAGAGGGCCGGTTCCAGTTCATCGAGCTGACCGCAAGCGCGGTGGTAATCTGATGAGCAATAGACCGGGCAGATGGGCGCTTAAGCGCAAAGAGTGGCAGGCGGTGCGTCATGCCGTGCTGGAGCGCGATAGCTGGACTTGCCAGCACTGCGGTTCCCGGCGGCGGCTGGAGGTGCACCACGTCAAGCGCGTGGCAGACTTCCCGGCATTGGCGTTCACCCCGTCCAACTGCCTCACGCTCTGCGGCAAGTGCCACACCAAAGAAACGAACAAGGAATTGGGGCGTGTTCCCGATCCTCAACGCCAGCAATGGCGCGAAGCTGTGGCCGAGCTGGCCACGTCACCCAAACGAGCAGAAGGAAAATCACATGCTTGATAGTGTTAAAATCCAGCGTCGGCAGTCGGAAATCCGTCAATCACTGGCTGAGCTGGCAGGGGCTGAAACCCTGACCGAAGAAACCCGTTCCAAGATGGACAAACTCGACCAAGAGTATCAGGACGGCGAGCGCAAGTTTCGCGCAGCTCTGATTGGCGAAGCCGAGGAGCGTGAGCAAGCCAAGGGCGAATTGGAAACCCGTTCCGGCACCGAATGGGCCGATATGATGGGCAAGTTTGAGCTGCGGCAAGTGGCGCTGGCACTGGATGAGGGCAAGGCGCTGGATGGCGCAACGCGTGAGATCATCGAGGAAATGCGCAGCGCAGGCGGCTATCGCGGTATTCCGATCCCGTATGAAGCTCTGGAGCAACGCGCGGGCGAAACTGTCTCGACCGGCACCCCTGAGCCTAAGACGATCCGCCCGATCATCGACCGCATTTTCCCCGGCTCTGTCGCTGAGAAACTTGGCGTTCAACGCATCGGCATCGCCCAGGGCGAAACCGCTTTCCCCGTTGCCACCTCTGGCGCGGTGTTTGGCTGGCAAACCGATGAGCTGAGCAACGTGGGCGCGGCAAACCCCTATGCCACCTCTGAGCGTAGCTTGACACCGGACCACACCGGCGGCGCGCAAATGGTCATCACCCGCAAGGCTTTGAAGCAATCGGGCGCAGGGCTGGAAGCGGCAATCCGGCGCGACCTTAATGCAGTGATCGGGGCTGAGCTGGACCGCGTGGTTATCAACGGTTCCGGTGCATCGGGTGAGCCTCTGGGCATCATCCCCGGCGCGGCAACCTACGGCATCACATCCACCCCGGTAGGGGCTGAGGCATCGTGGGCAGCGTTCCGGGCCGAGATCGTGGCATTCATGGAAGCCAACGCGATCAGTTCCCCCGGCGGCGTCAATCTGGCCTTTGATCCGGCGATCTGGGCCGATCTGGATGAGGCGCTTATTTCCGGCACGGCTGTGAGCGAATGGGACCGCCTGACACGACATGTGGGCAACCCTGCGATTAGCAGCATCATCCCGGCGGAAAGCGCGATCCTGACTGCCAATGTCGGCGGCATCGCCCCCGGCTATCTGGGAATTTACGGCGGCGTTGACTTGATCCGCGACCCCTACACGAAAGCGGGTTCCGGTTCTCTGGTTCTCACTGGCTTGGTAACGGCTGACTTTGTGGCACCGCGTGGGCTGCAAACCCGCATCCTCACCGGCTTGGCGGCAGCGTAATGCTTTGGGGCGCAGCAACGGGCGCGCTGGAGCTGCGCGCCGATAACAAGGGGGGCGTCCGAGTTGTCGGGCGCTTTCCCTACGCATCTGAAACTGAGCTGGCACCGGGCAGGGCTGAGCGCATCGAGGCGCGGGCCTTTGCTGAGAGGATCGAGACAGGCGGCGACATTCATCTGTTGTTTGGCCATGACTACCAGCGACCCCTTGCCAGTCGGCAGGCGGGTTCACTGGAGATCACCGACACCGATGAGGCGCTAGAGTTCCGGGCCACGATCAACGGCAATACAAGCTGGGCGGCTGACTTTCTGGCAGCGCATCACGCTGGCCTTATCCGGGGCATGTCACCGGGGTTCAGGGTTTCCAAGGGCGGCGAAAGGATCGAGCGGCGCGGCGATGGGCTGTTGCGATCTGTGAGCAAGGCCGAGCTGTTTGAAATCTCTGCTGTGACGCGCGGCGCATATGGGCAGGCGCAGATTGAGGCGCGGGCTTGGGAGGCTCATGTTCCAGACGGAAACATGACAACCGGCCTGCACCGTACTCTAAACCGCTGGAGGGCGTGACCATGTGGCCATTCAACAAATTAGGTATGGGCAACCACACCCAACCCGAAACCCGATCGAGCGGCACCGGATACACGGCGGCGATTATCAACGCGCGGCAAAGCTACTTTGCAGGCGGCGGTGATGTAGCCGAGCTGACAAGCGCGGTGCAGACCTGTGTGAACCTCTGGGAGAGCGTTCTAAGCGGCGCTGACATAACCGGCACCGATATGCTGGACCGGCGCACGATGGCGCTTATGGGGCGTTCTCTGGCCTTGCGTGGCGAGTTCGTGGGCATCATTGGCGAGGGCATCATTCCCGCGACCGATTGGGACGTTTCCACCCGCAACGGCATTCCCCGCGCATACCGTCTAAGCATTCCCGAGGCATCGGGCGGGCGTAGTGAAACCCGGCTGGCTGGTGAGGTTCTACATATCAGGATTGGCAGCGATACCGCGACACCGTGGGCAGGTACACCACCCCTGCGGCGCGCGTCACTGTCAGCAAACCTTTTGCATGAGGTGGAAACTGCTTTGCGTGACACCTTCCGAGATGCACCGATCGGCTCACAAGTTCTGCCATTGCCGGATTCCAGCGCCGAGGACATGGAGGCAATGCGTTCCGCGATCCGGGGCAAGCAAGGCCAGACCCTTATTATCGAGGGCGTGGCGCAGGCAACGGCGGCGGGCATGAATCCGCAACTTGGCCAGCGCCGCGACGATCTGACACCCGATCTGCAAAAGGCTGAGGCATCGACCCTGCTGGAGAGTTCACGCGGCGCGGTGGCCGAGGTGTTCGGCGTTCCCCGCGCATTCTTCAACCCGGCATCAACCGGGCCTGTATTCCGCGAGGTGCAACGGCATTTGGTGCAATACACCTTGTCACCCCTTGCCAAGCTTATCAGCGATGAGGCCAGCACCAAGCTAGGCGGGGCTGTGTCTGTGGACGTGGAAACCCCTACGCAAGCCTATGACACCGGCGGCAGGGCGCGGGCTCTGTCTGGCATCGTTAAGGCGATGGCCGAGGCACAAGAGGTGGGCATTGATCCCGAAAAGGCAATGAAGCTGGTAGGCTGGGAGTAAAGAAAATGACTGAGCAAGTTGAGATCACAAGTCTAACCCGCATTGAAAAGCTAAAGGCCAATAAGGCGGGCTGTATCATCATTGCGTTTTTCGATTGCGAGGCGCGCGGCATCAAGTTTACCGGCTGCGCACTGGTGCGGACCCCCAAGAACGGGCTGGTGGCATGGCCCCCCAAGCTAGACGACGACGACACCCGGCGGCGAGTTCGGATTACCGATGATAGTTTGCGACACGCCATGATGAGCCATGCGCGTGAGGCTTATCGCGCCCTAGGCGGTACTGATGCAGAATGGATTGGCCGTAGCATCCCCGAGGGACCGCAGGCCAGTCTAGAGACCGGCCCCACGATTGCTTGGACCCCGCGTCGGGGCATAGTCTGATTAACGGCAGGGGATCGGAGGGCAGCGGGATGTTGCGCCGGTCCCCGTCTTCACTGCCAAGCGAAACGTGTGGGTTGCTGCGCGGGTTGCTTTCTCAATATAGCGAAAGTTCGGTTTCTTTGCCCAACTCTGTAGGGCGGTATCCTATGGCCCCGTGCCAACGCTTGCTGGGACCGCTTTCGATCAACCCCATTCCGATGAGGCTATCTAAGGTCTTAGGACCAATGCCAACGCCCAGCTTCCCTTTGATCTGATAGTCACCTTGCAGAAACTGGCTTTCAAATACGATCTTCTTTAGCGCTTTTGTCTGTTTGTCATTCAGTTCCATATCTATCCTATCTAGCAAGCCTAAGCATACTGGGCGCGCTCGCCTTCTTCCGTGATCTGGTAGCCTTCTTCGTTCGTTTCGGGCGATTCAACCCAGACGATCCAGCCCATAGCCACCATGTCATCTAAGGTTTTGCGACCCGTGCCGCGGGGGAAAGCCCCCGGCTTCTCGATGTATGAACCGACAAAGTGCTGTAGAACTTTCATTTCTCTTGAGTTCGGTTTTCGCATGTTCGCCTCTAAAATTTCCTAGATCTATAGGCATACTTTGCCCCTGCCAGAAACACTTCGCAACGACTTGTTGAGGTGAGCAACCGCAGCGCGCAACCTTGCAATGAAATTTCCTCTTTCCAAAACGTTTGGAATGTGTTTTACTCATTCCAGATCGAAAGGACAAGGCAGTGCACGCGAAAGCCCTCATCTCACTTTTAGCCGAAAAATGGGGAATCTCTACGGACCGCGCGATGTTAATCGACAGGTCTCTCGTAGAGTCGGGCCTCCGTGCGAAAGGCCGCGGTCGAAACTTGCCAGATATGACGCGCTACGAGGCTATCCAGTTCCTTCTGGCTTGCATGGCCACTCATAAACCTACGAGGGCAGGTGAGGCTGCACAGGCACTAAGCCAGTATAAGACTTTACACTTCCGCGAGAGTGCAGAGAATTTGGCGGAGCAAACCCGTCTATCAAAACAGTCTTCCTTGAAAGATGGAGCTGACATCTATGCATATGTTAGCCGCACCCTTCTGCCATTACTTGAACCGCTAGCTACTGATGATCCGGGCAGTGATAGCCAGACAATTGAGCTGGCTAATTACCTTCTAGCAATTTGCTCTGTGCTTGAGTGGGGGCGGCTAGACCCAAACTCAATGACATTCGATGTTATATCCTCAAATCCAAGCGCAAAGCTGACAATTTTTGACGGGTGGGGGAACCCTGTCTTTTCGGCAATTTTCGTAGCCCCGGAACTGAACGCTGACCGGACATCTTTCCGCGAAATTACATCGGTCTTTGGCAGCGTTCTTTCGGACATTGCAAGCCATACCGTTGATCCATTGACGGACAATAAGCAATGACCGCGCGCGCCGCCACCTTCAAACAAGCTGACCTGACCCGCGCCATCAAGGGCGCGGTAGCTGCTAACATGGAAGTGGGCGCGGCGTTTATCGACCGCCAAGGAAACATCATCGTCTTTGCGAAAGGTGAGGCTGTCACCAGCACGAAAAGTAACATCGACAAAATGCTGGGGATTGGATGAACAAGCGCAGAAACCCCTTTCCCGGCGTTGGTAACCAGCCCACAATCGACCGTCACGGGCGTAAGCGGTGGCGTCTGCGCAAAACTGTGAAGGGGCGTAAGATCGATGTCTATCTGCGCGGCCCTTACGGCTCCGAGGCGTTCCGTGCGGACTATGACGCTGCGATCAATCCCCCTGCCCTGTCACCGGCATCTGGCACGGTTCCCGGCACCTTTGACCATGTAATCACGCATTACCTAAGCAACACCGGGTTCAAGAGCCTTAGCGCCAGCACTCGCAAGCCAAAGCGCGGTAGGCTGGACGCGATCCGCTCTGTAATAGGGGCTGCGCACTTGGCTGATCTTGAACCACACCACGTTGAAACCATGATGGACCGCAAGGGCGGCCCTGATGCGGCAAACCGTCTCCACAAAGAAATTGGTGAACTCTACCGATATGCTCAGAAGAAGCTGGGGTACAAAGGACCGCATCCGGCAGAACAAGTCGAACGTCGCAAGATCAAAACCACCGGCTTCCACACATGGACCGCTGAAGAAGTCGAACAGTTCCGCGCTTATCACGCATCCGGCACATTGGCGCGACTGGCCTTCGAGGTGATCTTGGGAACTGGCGCAGCACGTCAGGATGCTTGCGCCATGGGGCGGCAGAACATCAAAGGGCCAAAGATATGGTATCGCCGCGGCAAAACCGGGCAAGATGTATCGCTGCCTCTCAGCTTGCTGCCGGAGCTGCGGAATGAATTGCTGTTGGTCCCTGCGGAACAAGCCCAGTTTTTCATTCACAGCAAGGGCAAGCCCTTCACCGTGGAGAGCTTTGGCAATTGGTTTCGTGACCAATGTGTAGCGGCAGAGCTACCGGAAGTTTGTCGCGCCCATGGCCTACGCAAATATGGGGCTACCCGCTTAGCCGAGCGCGGCGCATCTGAATTTCAGATCATGGCCTTCCTAGCCCACAAAGATCCCCGTGAAGCCCGCCGCTATGTGCAAGCGGCCAATCGCGACAAGATGGTCTCCGATGGGTTGGCCCTTCTCGACCTCAACAATTTGTCCAACCATCCAGATGGGTTGGACAACTCCACCCCGCAACCAACTGTAAAGAAAGGTAAATTATGA